TCGGTTACGCGTATATAAAATAGCACGATTTGCATAGACAACNAAGCCGAAAAATNNCGGGAGCCCAAGTTGAAGTAAAATACGGTGTCGNAGTTAGCAGGATTAGCCGCCATGGCTGGAATGGAGTGGTTGGCATTCGATCTCTATACGAGGCAATAGAAAAGGNCCAGCCATTCGTCGGGCGCGAAGGGATTATGCATGACCTGACAATTAAANNCATCCCANAAATACAAAAGAGGGGAATNGTTTGCCTCATTGGCGATAAGATTTATGTTCATCCGGCCCTGGTTGAGATGGATAAGGACGACGTGCAAAACTGGTGCAGTCAGTGCCGATCCGACGTGCCACGCTCAAACTACGTGCCACCGCAAACAACAATCCATGGCTATAATGCCGATGAGGTGGAGAAGGCCATACAGTTCTACCGGAAAGCGAAAGCTCTCCCGAATGGTGAATATAGCACAAATTGCTAAACAATAAATTGGGTAGTCAGCTATGATTACCCTATCAACAACAAAGAGGAAATAACCATGAAAGCTGTAATTATTGAAGGTTTCGCAGGCGCTCGCACAGAGGTGTCAACCTCAGTACATTACGAAGGCATCGTGAGTATTGATATCAACTTCGGTAACCATGGCGACGGATGTGCGCTTGCTCACTATACTGCCTACCAAGCGCGCAAACTGGCGGCGGCGCTTATTCAGGCGGCTGAGGGGATTGAGAATGGTAAGGGTTACACTGGTCGGCGTAGAAGCGAGTAAATTCAGTATCATAATTGAAGCAAATGACAACTAAACGATAGGAAGCTAACATGATTACCATTAACCTTTCAGAAGAGCATGCTGCCGAGATTAGGGCTATACTAATGCATTGCCTTAGCCGCAAGATGTTTAGCGCGTCAGAATCGCTTACAGAGGTTGTAAATCAGATTCGAAATCAGGAGTTTGAAGATATACTGCCGTGGGAAGAGGACTTGGCCTGGCTTGAGTACGAGCAGATTTGCACGGCACTATCAGGCTGCCAACTGGCTAGCCAATACAAGTGACAATCTACGAACACAAATTCAGCAGCAGGGGTATCGATATGCTCCTGCATTACGTAGACGAGAGATACGCCATGTTAATGCAGAAGACGCATGGCGGCACAATAACGAGGATTGAGATATGAGCTTGAATTTTTTNAAAACTAGCATAATTGAAGTTGATGAGGCAGTTTACTTTCACGAAAATCACGGATTCGACACCGAATGCCTTGCTGATGAGGGTATGGTACTTATTGTTGAGCGAGATGAGTTTTCAGAAANCGTAAANTGGAGTGAAAANTAATGAGCAAGTACAACCGACAGATTGTTGGGCTGAATGGTAAAGTAACAACCATTGATGTATATCGGGTTCTGGATGCATTCCAGGTAACTGACCCCGCAACTCAACACGCCATTAAGAAAATGCTTTGTAGTGGGTTGCGTGGGCACAAGGACTATTTAACAGACCTTGATGAAGCTATTGAGTCGCTTAATAAGGCTTATGAACTTCGAAAGCAGCGTGATGAGCTTGGATATGTTTATTTCAGTAAATAGCACAAATTGCTAAACATCCATCGCAAGGATGCGTTACCATTACTTTATCGAAATTAGACGAGGAAAGATTAAATGTGTGGATATGATGAGTTGCCAAGTGAATGGTGTAAAAAANTGATGGATGAGGCTAAAGATGGGGATGAAGTAATGGCGTACTTTGAGTTGATGAACATGTGGCGCGAACGTGAGGAGAAGAAATGAAAATTAACGTATTCACTGGCAACTTATTGGCAGCCAACGATTCTGAGGGTGGAGACGGCAAGCGAGCAATTCATATGTGGAGTAAGAAACAAACAATGAGGCGCATATCTATTGATGAGGCAATTAAAATTGGTAGCTTCGTTTGCTTGTGGGTATGTGATGGTGAGCTTCAAGCGGAACAGGTTAGGAATGGTTACGTATATACTGGATATGATGAATATGACGATGAGAGAGAATTGTTTCAGCCTGCATTTTATCTCGACGCTGAATTTTACATCGCTGGAGAATAACCCATGATATGGATTCACACGTACTACACTGGCAAGTTCAATAGCGTAATGCACAAACGAGTGTATGACAGCTATGAAGCGGCAAAGGCACAGCAGGCAGTCCTGGGTGGCGATATTCAATCTTACAAGAAGGCTTAATCATGTTCGGACTTACTCAACCACAATTTAATGCAGTTCGCGCCCAAGCTAAGAANCTTAACGAGGCGGTGGATAAGCTGACAAGCAAGCAGAAGCAGGATAATGACATCATGAAGGCGATTATCTGTGAGTTTCATAGCCCAGTCAGTACAATCATCGAGAAGATGAAGTTTGTTNGGGTTGCAGGCTATCTTGCTGGTCGCGTAGGTAAGCGTGAAGATGGGGAGCAGATTTATGACTAAATCACTAGGGAAAGTCAGATGTATTGTGTCTTACAATGATAAGAAGTTCAAAACTGGTAAATCTTACAGCATTTTGTCATCACCCGCATATGGTTGGGTTAAATGTGAGTCAGAAGATGGGTGTATAGAGATGGTTAAAGATGGCATTGACATTGAGTTTGGTNACTTTGAGGTATTTTATGACTGAGCTATCAATCTGGTTCCTGGCTGGCATGTTGACGTGGATTTATTTCGTCGTCATGGCTTGACGAAAATGTTAAAAGTGGTTAGTATTAACCACGTAGACGGCAATGACCGTAACGCGCATCGCGGAGATGCAAGCCGATAGCCGGGCTGGATAAAGATACGAGGCAAATAAAACCGCAGTTAGACATTGAGAACTTCGCGAAGCGAACCAATCAATGCAGTAAGTCGGGCTTGACATTCCGAGGATTGTGAAACCTCCCCGCATTCGGTAAGCGGGACTCATTCTAGTTCTGCTGGCGTAACAGGATAACGCAGAGACCTCCTAAGTCTCAGTTACTGGTTCGAGTCCAGTGCGGAACACCAAACATGGAGCATCCTAGTGAATAACTACGAAGTCCGTTTAACTTCCCGCCTAATGGGTCGGCAATGCAAATCTTGCCAGCAATCCTACGAAGGTAGGTTCATTGCTAAAAGCCCTGAAGAAGCAGTTGCAGCCGCAAAGGCAGCATTTAAGATTGACCTGACAGTCCACAAAGTCAGCGTTGATAAAGTATCCCTCGTTTGAGATTGGTCATCTCGCAATGCAGTACTTTGCCCTCCTTGTGAGGGCTTTTTTNCGTCCATAGTCATGGTACAATGACTTTTAAAACAGGAGGAATATCAAATGTCAGAAGAGAAAAAAATTCACCAGAAGATTGGTAACTTCAAGGAGCTTTACAATAAGAAGTATGGCGACATTGCCAATCTTAAGATTAACCACAGATACACTCCCGAGCAGGTATTCGACATGGCTGTAAGGTATTTCAGCTGGGCTGAAGAGCAGGCAATTAAAGCTATCGAGACAGCAAGCTTTCAGGGTGTCGTAACGGAAAACCTTGTTCACAAGCCGAGGGTATTTACGATAACTGGATTCCAGCTTTTCTGCGGCGTTGGTCATAATGCTATTAGCAAATGGCGCTCATCACCAGGATTCGATGAAGTTATGGAGTTCGTCGACTCAGTTATCTTTGAACAGAAGTACCAGTTGGGTGTTAACAACATCGTCAACCCTGGACTTATTAGCAAAGACCTTGGCATCGATAAGCCGCAAGAGGTTAACATCAACAACGCTTCTAATGCTGTAGTAAACGACGAGGAAGCAATGAAGTCTGCTCTGGCTTCTGTAATGGATAAACTATGAAGACATTGGTTTGGGAAGAAATGACGCCAGCCGAAAAGCTGGCAGTTAAAGTGCTGTCCACTCACAGCTTCGAGGCATTCCTTCGCGTGTGGTTTCAGCTAAGCCAGGGAGAGCGATACATCCCTAACTGGCATCACAAGTACCTTTGCCGAATAATTGACGAGGTTATTAGTGGCGAGCGTAGGGATACCATCATTAACGTGGCTCCCGGGGCCGGGAAGACCGAGATTACTTCAATACACTTCCCTGTATACTCAATGCTTAAGCTAAAGAAGGTGCGAAATCTGAGCCTCTCATTCTCTGACAGTCTGGTGAAGCGCAACTCTAAGCGTGTTCGCGACCTTATAAAGTCAGCTGAGTTTCAGGAACTATGGCCCTGTAAGTTCGGCACGTGCAAGGATGACGAGATTCAGGTTCTTGACGAGAGTGGAAAGGTTAGGTTCGAAGCGATATCTAAGGCAATTGGCGGTCAGATTACCGGCGCTCGTGGCGGTTATATTACTGAAACCTATAGCGGTTGCTTGATGCTTGATGACCCAGACAAGCCAGACGATATGCTCAGCAAGGTAAGGCGAGAAGCTGTCCACGTTTTACTTAAAAATNCCATTCGCTCACGTAGGGCGAGTAGCGTTAAAGGTAAAGCTACGCCGATTTTGTCCATCCAGCAAAGGCTTCATACGCAGGATTCGACGTGGTTCATGACTTCTGGTGGTATGGGTATCGACTTTGATGTATTGAAGATACCGGCGCTGGTCACTGAAGAATATGTGAATGAACTTCCTGACTGGATTCGTGAGCAGTTCGAGAAGGACGTGCTTTCATCCGAGTACGTCGAGCGAGATGGTGTTAAGTATTACAGCTACTTCCCGCAGAAGGAATCTGCGCATGACTTGATGGCAATGTGGGACTCAGATCCGTACACGTTCCTAAGCCAGTACCAACAATCTCCAGTAGCCTTAGGTGGAAACCTGATTAACGTAGATTGGTTCGTGAGGCTTGACGAGAACAACAGGCCGCCAGTCAAGTATGACTACCGCTTCATTACAGCTGATACTGCCATGACTACGAAGAGTTACAGCGATTATTCTGTGTTCCAGCTTTGGGGTAGAAAGGATAACAAGATTTATCTTCTGGATATGGTTAGGGGTAAATGGGAGGCTCCAGAGCTTGAGCAAACTCTTCTGAACTTTGAGAGTAAGCACCGAGCAGCTAGTAAAACAGATGGTATCTTACGTAAGGTTATTATCGAGAAGAAAGCATCTGGCATAGGGCTTATCCAGTCAGCAGGTCGAACGATGCGGACTCCTATTGAGCCTTTCGTTCCCGATACAGATAAGTTAACCAGGGTGATGAGCGCATTACCACAGATTAAGGCTGGTAACGTAGTTCTGCCAGACTCAGCGCCATGGCTTACATCTCTGCTAACTGAGTTCTCGGCGTTCACTGCGGACGATTCACACCCCCATGATGACATTGTAGATACAACAACGATGGCAATAAACTGTGAATTGAACTTGAGTGACGACCCAAGAGCTAGGTTAATGAGGCTAGCTGGAGTTAAGTAATCATGATAAACTGCCCCTTACTCAGGGGCTTTTTNATTGGAGAAATTACATGGTAAAAGCAGACAGCTACGCAAACATCTTTCTCAACGGGAGTGATGGTAGCGAGATTTACGGAAAGCTTGGCGGCCTTGGCCTAACAGCTCCAGCGCAGCTTGAGCAGCTTTACGTCAACAGCGCACTGGTTCGCCGAATCATTGATATCGTGCCGGAGGTTGCACTTGGTGCTGGCTTTAACATCGAAGGCATCAGCGATGAAGGTGCTTTCTGGTCTCGATGGGATGATTTAGACCTTTCAGATAGCGTAATTGACGCCCTGGCGTGGGCAAGGTTATACGGTGGCGCAGCTGTAGTAGCAATAGTTAAGGATGGTAGGGCGCTAACTAGCCCAGCTCGTGAAGGTGCGGAGCTCGAAACCGTTCGCGTATACGACCGGCAGCAAGTAAAAGTGCAGACTCGCGAGGAGAATCCACGAAACGCTCGATTTGGTAAGCCATTAACTTACCGCATCACGCCAAATGGTTCAGCTACGTTCTATGATGTACACTACACACGTTGCCATATCATTGATGGCGAGCGAGTGCCTAACAATTTACGTCGTAATAACGATGGTTGGGGCGCAAGCGTGCTAACTAGTGACTTAATCGACGCGATTGACGACTATCAGAACTGCGAGAGACTGGCTACTCAGTTACTGCGTCGTAAGCAGCAGGCTGTATGGAAAGCTAAAGGCCTTGCTGACTTGTGCGATGATTCGGATGGATTTGGCGCGGCTCGTTTACGTCTGGCTCAGGTAGATAATAACAGTGGCGTTGGTCAGGCTATCGGGATTGACGCGGAGAGTGAAGAGTACAACGTTCTCAACTCAGATATTGGCGGTATTGATACATTTCTGAGTCAGAAGTTCGATCGAATCGTTGCCCTGAGCGGCATCCATGAAATTATTCTCAAAGCCAAGAATACTGGCGGTGTATCAGCCAGCCAAAATACGGCTCTGGAAACTTTCTATGGTTACGTTGACCGCAAGCGCAAGGCTGAATTACTGCCCCTTCTTGAGTTCCTGATTTCATTCATTGTAAGTGAGCAGGAATGGTCAGTAGAATTTAACCCTCTATCGCAGATTAGCGACAAGGATAAATCTGAGATTCTTGAGAAGAACGTCAATTCAGTTGCCGCATTGATTGCAGCTGGAATCATTGACGCAGACGAAGCAAGAGATACGTTGCGCGCAATTTCAACTGAGGTTAAGATTGGCGAAGGCTCAATTCAAACGGAGGTTGTAATTAATGAATCAGAAGACCCGCTGGATGTATCCGCAAATAATTGAGAGCCAGATTAATCGCAGCCTTTTGGTTGCGGTATCTGAACTTATTGAGCAAATGAAGTTATCTGCAAAGAGGCTAAAAATTGACACAGCGCAGGAGATTGAAGAGGAAGATTCAGACCTTTCAGATGTAATCTCAGCGCTGCTATCTGGTTTTGTTTCCACTCTGCCTGCGCTGGCACTAGCAATATATCGTTATAACTCGGCGCAATTCCTTAAGGTGGCCAACAACTCCGGAGGTAAGGATAATCCTGTAGTTCTTGCGCTAGGATTGTATGGTATTAACGCGGATGAACCATGGTGGCTCGACACCAGGAACTCATGGATTGTTGGCACGCAGTTAAGTGCATCAAAGCTGCTAAACAACATCAAGGATGATTTCATAAACAACGCCATTACTGCGCAGGCTGGTAACACTGTTGACCTTGATGATAGATACCGAATCTACAGAAAGAGAACAGCAAATATCGCTGCTGGAATTACAGGGTCTCTAAACTCAAACCTTATGCGGAGAAGGCTTGAAGATGCCGGTGTATCTCAGTATGTTTGGCGTGGTAGACTTGACGACAAAGAGCGACCATCTCACGTTTTGCGTGAGGGGGTTAGCTTTAAATCAGATGGTTCGGACGCTGGAAAACTTGACGGCCTTGCGATATTCCCCGGTCAGCAATACGGGTGTCGTTGCTGGGCTGTTCCTAAATGGGAGAATTTAATTAATGAAGAGTAAAATGCGTTATGATAGCGCCAAGGTAAAAGCCCGTTTCGATGAGAACGGTTTTCTCGTGGACACCCCAGTGGTTGCTCGCGTAGGTGTACAAACCTACTATATGCCAGATGGTTCAGAGCGCCGAGAGTTCCGTCCGGCTTCAGAGGTTTTTAAAGCCGATTCGCTGCAAAGTTACCAGGGTAAGCCGCTTACTCTTGGTCACGTGGTTGTAAACTCTGAAAATGCTAAAGAGGTGGTTGTTGGTTCTGTATCTGGGTCAGCAATGCGTCAGGACTCGGCAGTGATTGTTCCTCTTACCGTTTACGACAAGGAAGCAATTGAGAAGGCCAAGTCTGGCGTTGCTGGTGAGCTCTCTGTTGGCTACAACACTGTTGACATTGAGTCTCCTGGCTGGGGTAGTAATGAAACGGGTGAGTACAAGCTTGATGGAGAGTACGCAAGCCAGGATGAGATTCCTGCTGATTGGGTACGCTTTGATGCGCTACAGACGAATATCGTTGTTAATCATATCGCACTCGTATATAAAGGTCGCGCAGGTATTGCTAAACTCAATCTGGACGCGGAACAGGAAAACCCGTATACTGATACCGTTCAATCAAATAAAGAGGATAAATTGATGATTAAGATTAAACTCGATGGCGAACAGGAGTTCGAAATCGCCCCGGAAGTTGCTAAGCATATCGAAGCTGTTAAGGCTGATGCGGAGCAGGCTAAAGCTAAAGCTGACACTCTGGAAGCTGAGCGCGACGCACTGAAAGCTAAAGTTGATGGCATCCCCGCTGAAATAGAAGCTGCTTTAGCCAAAGCTAAGACTGATGCTGACGAAATGGCTGCCCTGGTCGCAGTTGCCGCAGAAGCTGGCGTTAAATGTGATGGCCTGGATGCTAAAGCAATCAAAGTTGCTTACGTTAAAGAAGTGTCTGGTATTGAAGTTGCTGAGAAATCTGACGCATACATCGATGCAGCCTTTGATATCGCTAAAGATAGTGATAAAATGGCCGAAGCCCGCAAAGCAGTTGCTGCTGCGGATAAATCTGACGCAGCCGACGCGCCTAAGAAATTAGACCCGCGCGCTCGCCTCGCTAAATTGAAAAAATAAGGAGTCTTAATATGGCAATTCGTCGTCAAGCTACTGCTGGTATGGTTGCAGATACCTCTCTGTACAATATTGATGGTGCCTGTGTAACATCTTCGGCTCTCGTGCGCAATGTTGGCACTGCTGTTGGAGTTGGTTCAGTTGTTGATGGTCACAAGGTGCTGGTAGCCCCGGCATCTGGTAACGTTTACGGCGTCCTGGTTAAGTCACACTATGAAAGCCCTCGCGGTTCTTACGGTGGCGCTGTTGGCAATGTCGACAACTTCTCCGTGGCTAACGTAATGACTCACGGTCGAATCTGGATGGCAACTAGCCTTTCAGAAGCGCCTGCATTTGGTAGCGCCGTTACCGTTGATGCCAATGGGTTAGCAACAAGCGGTGATGCCTTAGGTACTAACTGGACATTCGCAGGTGGATTCCAGGCAGCTGATGCCGCATCTGGAGAACCAGCGCTCGTTGAAGTCCAGGTCATTCAGAAGTAATTATCACCTCCAAATCAAACCTCCTTCGGNAGGTTTTTTATTGCCTGTTTTCTGTTAGACTGTCAATGATCATTAACCAATCAGGAGATAGAAATGGCTTACACAGAAATTGCTATGGCAGTAGGGAATTCACCTGAAATCTTAGCCAGGANCGTAAAAGTGATGATGTCATCAGGCTTTCAGCCATATGGTGATGTGCAGATGCTAAGCGGCACCCTCTTTGGCATGAAGATGGCGAAAGGAACAACAAACAACGTTGAAGACTTCATGGTTACATCCGACACCACAATTCAGGGGCTAGTTAACAGGGTTAACCGATATCTAGCGCAGGGCTGGAAAAGGTTTGGCAATGCTCACTTCGAGGATGGCGCTTATATTTCAGCTCTGGCTAAAGGTGATTTTGCAAGTGATGAAGNAGGGGGTTCAGGTGAAGCAGGTCCACAAGGTCCGGTTGGTCCGCAGGGTCCAGCAGGTCCCGCAGGCGAAGCTGGTCCGCAAGGCCCTCAAGGTCCAACTGGTGCAACTGGCCCAGCAGGTGCGGCAGGCGCCAAAGGTGACACTGGTCCGGCAGGCCCTGCAGGCCCGCAAGGTCCTCAAGGCGAGACTGGAGAAGCTGGTCCACAGGGTCCTATGGGCCCAACAGGTGCAACAGGTCCGGCTGGCCCAAAAGGTGATAAAGGTGATGCAGGTCCAGTTGGTCCGGCAGGCTTGACATTCCGTGGGGTGTACGACGCAGCGACAGCTTACGTTAAAGATGATGTTGTTACATTCAATAACTCCAGCTGGTTTGCTACCACTGCTGTTACCGGAGAGAATCCAGATGTTAGCGATTCCTGGGAATTGCTGGCTGCACAAGGCGCCCCTGGCCCACAAGGAGCAACCGGTCCAGCAGGCCCGACTGGCCCAGCAGGCCCGGCTGGCATTCAAGGTCCTCAGGGAGAAAGAGGCCTTCAGGGTGAGCAGGGTCCGACAGGTCCGCAAGGCTTGCAAGGTGCAGCAGGTGCAGTCGGGCCTCAAGGCCCAGCAGGTCCTCAGGGTGAGCCAGGAATACAGGGTCCTGTTGGCCCTCAAGGTCCAATTGGCCCTAAAGGCGATAAGGGAGACCCGGGAATATCAAGAACCTTCATGAAAGTTAAANCATCGCCTGATGTTGGCACTAATCATATGTTAAGACTACCAGCTCCTCTTAACAACCTATCTGTTGGTATAAGGCTTGATTCAACAGTGCTTTTTAGCATTAGAGCCTGGATTGATGAGGGAAGCACTGCCAGGAACATAAGAGGTAATATTGAGGGCTTCAATAATACAGATAACTACTTCAATACAACAGTAAGGACAGCAATATCTTCATCTTCCGTAACTGGAACAGCATTGGTTACTGGCATTGGTGAATTTCAAAGAATAAGGCCATATGTTTTTAGCTTTTATGAAACCACAACAGGAACGGCGTGGAGAGTAACAATAAATCTATTTACAGTCGGTTATGTTGTGAGCGACAATCAAGACCTGTGTATAGAAGTTGTAAGGCTTGATGCATAAAATCAATAGAGAAATGATTACTCTATTGTTCCAATTAAAATCTCGTGTATAATTGACACGTAAACTCATAAACAAANGGATGCATCTTAATATGACTATCAAACTTGACGCTTTCGAGCAAGAAAAGATCACTAACCACCTGCGAGCCATGGGCGTTGATAAGGCTGATGCAGCTGGTATCTGGACCGTGAAGCAGCTCACCGCAAGCCTGAATAAAGCTTACGAAACCGAGTACGACCAGAACTCCGTGGTAAACCTGTTCCCTGTAAGCAATGAAATTCCTGGCTACGCTAAGTACTTTGAGTATCCGGTATTTGATGGCGTTGGTATTGCTCAGATCGTGGCTGACTACACTGATGACCTGCCGCTGGTTGATGCTTTGGCAACTGAACGTCAGGGTAAAGTTTNCCGTTNCGGTAACGCGTTCCTGATTTCCATTGATGAANTTAAAGTTGGTCAGGCTACCGGTCAGTCTCTGTCTACTCGCAAGCAGTCTCTTGCTTTCGAAGCTCATGACAAGCTGCTTGATAAACTGGTGTGGTCCGGCTCTACTGCTCACGGCATCCCGAGTGTGTTCGACTACCCGAACATCAACAACGTTGTTAGCGGTGGTTCATGGTCTCAACCAACTACAGCAGTAAGCGATATTACAAGCCTGCTGGATATCATTGAGACTTCAACTAATGGTCAGCACCGTGCAACTCACCTGCTTCTGCCTACTACCGCCCGTCGTATTATGCAGAACCTGGTGCCTGGCACTTCTGTTAGCTACGGTGAGTTCTTCCGTCAGAACAATAGCGGCGTAACCGTTGAGTTCGTTCAGTACCTGAATGATTACAATGGCACTGGTACCTCTGCAGCTATCGCTTACGAGAAAGACCCTAACAACATGGCAATCGAGATTCCGGAAGCGACTAACGCACTGCCGGCTCAGCCGCGCGACTTGCACTTCCGTGTTCCGGTAACTTCTAAAGCAACCGGTTTGATCGTGTTTAGGCCTTTAACTATGGCTGTCATGAAGGGCATTACTTTTGCTTAATAGCACTTTTTGACAATGACAAGCACCCTTCGGGGTGCTATTTTTTNGTCTAAAGAAANGTGGAGGGGTTATGATTAAGGTAAANGACATAATTGATCTTATAAATGTTGATAGTGAAAGTGGGGTGATAACATGGAAGCTCAGGGATTCAGGGAGGAAGCAGTGAAATACAAGGTTTACCGGTAAGNGGAGAGACAACGAGTTCATGGGTAGATAGGATGATATGGAAAGTTGTTTATGGTGTAATACCTAAGGAGAGAGAGATAGATCACTGAAACATAGAATGATCGAAGAACTCATTATCAATGATTTAGGTGTGGAAATGAGGTCAGATCAGATNAAACAAAGACTGAAAGACCAACAATACATCTGGGTATAAAGGTGTATCATACTTTAAGCAAACCGATAAGTTCAGGGCGAGAATAATGCATAATGGTAACGACATGCATATAGGTTACTTCGATACAGCTGAAGGCGCTCACCGGGCCTACATGTTAAAGCAGGCAGAGTTGTGCGGTGAGTTTGCTAGAGGGTAGCTATTGAGATATAATCAAACAATCGAAACAAAGGAGGAATAAATGAAACTGTTACATAAAGGTGCTTGTGTTATCCGTCTTGGCGCAAAAGATTATCTTCCAGGCGACACTATCGAGGTTGAAGAGTTATCAGTTGGATTAAAGATTCTGGTAGCTGAAGGTAAGCTTGAGGTTGAGGATGACCACAAGGCAACTAANGAAATCGAGCAGGAAGTTAAAGCCAAGGCTAAGCCCAAGAAGCAACCAAAGACTATTGATGAAGCTGAGAATGGCGGCGACTACAAATAAACCAAAAGGGCGCTTCGGCGTCCTTTATTGTATGGAGATATCACATGAATGAAGAAGTAATTGCGTACATGCGCACGCTTTACCCGCCTCTTAAGAGTCAGCCTGATGATGTTCTTAACGCATGGATTGAGGTAGCCAAGCTATTCATCTGCTTAGACAAGTTTGGTGACAAGCAGGTTCAGGCACTGGCATTCTACACTCTTCACTTGCTTAGCCAGGATATTGCACTTAAGACTGAGAATGATTCAAGCCAGACATCATCTGAGCGGGTTAAGTCCTACTCACTTTCAGGCGAGTACACGATTAGCTACGATACAAGCACTGCCGCAGCTAGCTCATCAAACCTTGAGGAATCCTCATGGGGTAAGCTTTACATTGATTTGATGCGTCGCAAGGTTGGCCGCTGGGGCTTGATTACCTCTGGTGGGTCGAGGTGCTGCCGATGAATCATGCACTTTTGCAGCAGCAAATTAAGGCTGGTATTAATCTCCTGTCAGATGGTGATGGAGTTTTCGAAGCTACGACACAGCCAGCCATCTCTATCGTTAATGGCTATGAAGTGCGCACACCAGGCACTTCCTACACTGTGCGGGGTGTTATCCGTGAATTCAAAGCGAGAGACATTGATGGTGACATCATCAAATTCGGTGACCGTCGCGGAATTTTTACTGCTGATTCAGTTGTATCGGAAGGAGACCGCATCTACATTGACCAGGAAGCATACACAGTAATTGACCCTCGACCAGTGAAGCCAACTGGCACGGTAATCGCCTACAGGCCAGTATTGCGGAGGGCTGCAACTTATGGCTAATGACGTTGTNAGTTTCAGGAACTCAATTAACGCATGGATTGATGGAGTCACGGAGGGTGTAGAATTGATTGTGGAAGGCACATTAACCAAGGCTGCCAACGACATCGTTAAGCTATCTCCCGTTGATACTGGTCGATTTAGAGGTAACTGGCAGGCTACTGGCAACTCACCAGCTGCGCAGTCACTGAATAATTACGACCCTGACGGAAATGAGACTCGAAACTCTCTTCGTAGGCAGATCTACGCACTCGCCAGTGATAACAATACGAACGTAATTTACATTACCAACCGCCTTGATTATGCGCAAGGTCTTGAGTTTGGTTCATCCAATCAGGCACCTTCTGGTGTTCTTGGAGTTGTCCAAAAGAGGCTTGGCCGTTACTTTGCTGAGGCGGTACAGGAGGCTAAACGTGCACTATGAAATGATGGTTGCAGCAAGGAAACTGGTTAGTGATGCGGCAGTTGATATTGCTGGCAGTCTACCAGTTGCTTACGAGAACTGCGGATTCACGCCACCNAAAAACGGAAGTTCATGGTTGAAGTTTGATTACACGGAGGTTGATAGTGTGACATGGGGATTGCAGCGAACATGCAGGTATTACGTAGGCATGGTTCAGGTCTCTATATTCTTTTCACCAGGTGAGGGGACTGATAGACCTCGCCAATTGGCTGGGCGATTGTCAGAAGCTTTCGCCGATGGTACAATGCTTGACAGCGGATACATTTATGAAGGCGGATCCGTATTTCCTCCAGTGAAATCGCAATCCGGCTGGTTCATTCCTGTCCGATTCTACGTACGTATGGATTAATTAAGGAGATTTACATGGCCCATCTCAGCAATGGCACACAAATTTTTTTGCAAGGCTCTAAATCTGAATCGGTAGCCGTAACGGCTATCACTAACGCAGCTCAGCCAGTTATGACGGTAGCTGACGCTTCAACTTTCGCAGCTGGTGACTTCATTGTTGTTGAGTCATCTTCATGGTCTAAACTTTCAGAGAAACAGTTGCGAGTAGTTACATCAACGGATACAACAATTACCGTTGAAGGCATTGACACTACTGACCCGCTTCAGTTCCCAGCTGGCGGAACGGCATCGATCTACAAGGTTCTTACCTGGTATGAAATGCCTTGTGTTCAAGACGTTTCAACTGATGGCGGAGAGCAGCAGTTCGTTACTTATCAGTGCCTGGCTGATGACCGTGAGCAGCAGATTCCAACTTATAAGTCAGCGGTAAACACGACCTATACGTTTGCTCACGAGTTCACCAACCCGATCTACCCGGTACTCCGTAACTACGACGAGTCTGGCGCGCTGATTGCGATTCGTGCATACGTTCCTAAAGCTGGCGAAGTTCGACTTTGGACTGGCACTATCGCGTTTAACGAAACTCCAAACGTTTCCGTTAACGAGATCGAAACTGTATCCGTAGCAATTACGGTACGTGGACGCTATAGCTTCCTGGCTGCATAACAATCAAGCCCCTTCACAGGGGCTTTTTTNATGTTATAATTTCAACTCAAACAAACACGAGAGGATTATTTAAATGGCGAAATTCAAATTAAAATTAGGCGCGCTCCCTGATTTCAAGCTTCCGGTTAAGTTCCAGATGATCAACGGCGAGGAAGCTGAGGTTATCTTCAATGCCAAGCACCGTAAGGCTAAGGAGATTCAGGAAGTATTCCAGACCGAAGGCCTTAAGGATTTTGACTTTGTTAAAGAGATTTGCAGCGGCTGGAACCTTGAAGAAGAATTTAACGACGAGAACATCGAAGAGCTGGTATCTCTGTTCCCCGCATCCGTTCTGGCACTGACTAATGCTTACATGCAAGCTCTGGCGGGCCAGCGCGCAAAGGTCTAAAGCGCGCAGTATATCTACAGTATCAAAGAGAGCCAACGGACGCCGAACTTGAAGCCATTGGAATGCGGCGTTCCGATTACGAAGATGAGGAGCCAGAGGAGTTACACTTCGATGATGACATGATGCTGGCATGGACTGTTTATCAGGCAGCTTCAACTCAATGGCGTGTAGGTATGAACGGCGCTACCGGAATAGATTATTCAGTACTCCCTTTCCTCTTTGATGTGTATAATGTCAAGGACAAAGAGATGACTTTAAATGACTTGCGAATACTGGAGTGCAAAGCACTTGAGATGATGCAAGTAAGGCAAAANTAACCTCCCTTTGTGGAGGTTTTTTNATGGAGGTTACATGGCAGAATTTGCAGGTATCACACTTGGCGTTGACGTTCGCCAGGTTGACCAGGGCACAAAGTCCCTGCAAGANTTTAAACGTGCCAATGAACAGGCGGCAGCTGGAGTTAGCGAGTTCGTTAATGCTGAGCTGGTTGCGAAGAATCAGGCTCGCGACACTGCAAGGTATCTTTCTGAGCAGAGAAGTGCTTTTCAGTCGCTTCAGTCTGCAATTGATCCAACAGCTTCAAAATTGCGAAAACTTCAAGATGCAGCAAGTTCTCTTGATAAGGCCTTCTCCGCAGGGGTTGTTCCAGAGGCTGAGTTTTACAGGCTTGGTGAAGCATTAGAAACGCAAACAAATAGGTTAATAAGGTCTAGGTCAGCATTAACTGAGGAGGGTAGGGCGGCTATAGAAGCTGCAAAAAATAAAGAGTCCGCTGAGAGGCAAGCGCAATCATTTATTAGGTCGCTTCAAGCGCAGGCTGATGCAGCGACATTAAGTAGGGATGAGTTCTTAAAGTTAAGGGCGGCACAGCTTGGAGTTAGCGATCAGGCAGCACCAATAATAGATAGAATAACACAGGCATCAAGTAACAATACTAACGCTATAGCAAATCAAAGTAGGGCGTTTCAGGCGGCTGGGATATCGGCAGGTCAGTACAATCAGGCCTTAAGGTTCCTTCCTGTACAGATCAATGATATCACCAGCTCGATTGCTAACGGTATGCCTTTATTTATGGTGCTTACCCAGCAAATACCGCAGATTACAGATTCATTTGGTGGATTTTCAAATACATTATCAGCTGCGCAAGGTGCAGTTATAGATTATGTATCATCAATAGGAGAGCTGAGAAGTTCATTTGCTGATGTTAAGACTCTTGGTGATGAGGCTATCTTAAGGTTTGGTCGTGCTGCAACTATATTTGGTGGCGCGATAGTTGCTTCATTAGCTGTTCTTGGTAAAGCCGCTTACGACTCATTTATTGAGGTTAGGCAACTTAATAACGCAATAATTGAAACTGGAAGGTCGTCGACTTTATCAGTTGCCGCTATCAAGGATTACGCTGATCAGCTAAATGAAACATCAAGGGCAACAAAAGGTTCTATTGGTGACATTTACCAGTCGCTAGTATCAAACGGAAGGCTTACTGTTAGTCAGATTAACTTAATCGCTAAGTCTGTTGCTAACCTTTCAGCTGTTAGTTCAAGGTCTGCGGAATCAATAATATCTGACTTTGATAAGATAGCAAAAGATCCAGTTAAGGGGCTGATAGAGTTAGATAAGCAATTTAACTTNCTTAGCGAAGGGCAGTTGACCCTAGTTAACAACCTAAANGAAACGGAAGGGCAAACAGCAGCAGTAACAGCAGCTTTAGAAATATTTGCAGCTAGAAATGAGTCAGTTACAAAGCAGATTGAAGGCTCGCTTACACCTCTTGAATTGGCTTGGGGCGATTTCCGTAAGTTCGTTTCAGACACATGGGATGCTATAGGTGACAGGACTATAGGAGCTCTAAACCTATTTACTGACGTTATAGCTGCGACTATTGAGCGAATAAGACTGATAATTGGCACTGGCGACAAGCTAATAAATGATTTCGTAATACGCGGAATAGAGGCGTTACAAAAGATACCAGGAGCATCTGGCGTTGGTAATGGAATAGCCGAACAACTAAGGAAGGATAATGACGCAATAGAAAAGGAAAACATAAGGCTAGCTAAATCTATCGCTGATAGGGATGCAAGGGTTCGCAGGGGCGAGACTGGTTACTTGAGTGTTGGAGAGGGTTCAGAAAGTCAAACTGGAACTTCTGATAGAGATTCAGAATCAAGAAGAAAGGCTTTGGCCGATGAGATTAAAGCAATTGAGGAGAGAAGTAAAAAGACAAAATCTGGAGCAAAAGAAGAGAGGGATTTGACTATAAGTTATGAGTCTGGCGTTCTAGCTCTTCAGGCTCAGCTTAAGGTTCTTCAGGAGCACCGCCAGATTAGTGATGTTATCAGTAACGAACGCAAGCAGCTTTTTGCGGAGGAAGCTAAGTTTGCAATCCTTAATGAAAGGCTTGCAGACGGAACCATCACAAAGCAACAGCGATCATTACTGTTGCAGCAGGATAAAATCTTAGGACTTGCTCGCGAGAAGGCTGAGATTGGCGACCAGATTGTGCTGCAAGAAAGGGCCAATAAACTTCTTGATGACAACATCAAGAAGACTCGGCAGATTAACGCTGAAGCGGCATCAATTAGTGTTGGAGCAGGATTATCTCAGCGCGAAGCGGAAAGGCGGCGTGAGTTGGCGGCGCTAGAAGCCCAGCAAATTTCTAAAGGTGGCTCCGTAGATGACACTGACTTCCAGGCTTTACTTCAGGCTCGTCAGAATTTCTACAATCAGGAAGATGCATTACGTGGTAACTGGCTGGCTGGCGTTAAATCTGCGTTTGCTGAGACGGCTGATGAATTGGCAAACTTTAATCAGATTGGTTCCGAGCTAGCCATGAGTGCCTTTAACGGATTGACTGACCAGATAACAAACCTGGTAACTACTGGAGAAGCTAGCTTCCGTGAGTTTACCGCATCGATTCTGAAGCAGATTGCACGCATTGCAACGCAGCTACTTTTAATTAAGGCGATTGAATCAACCATCTCCAGTTTTGGCGGTAGTGGTGGTGCAATTGGCTCTATTGGTAGCGCATTTGGTTTCGCTTCTGGCGGTTATACTGGAAACGGTGGTAAGTACGAGCCAGCTGGCACGGTGCATAAAGGTGAATTCGTCTTTACGAAGGAGGCAACCTCAAGGATTGGCGTTGATAACCTTTATAAGTTAATGCGCGGATACGCAAATGGTGGAGTGGTTGGTGCTGGTCCTGGCTATGCGACTGGCGGGCTTGTTGGTGGAAGTAACGTTAATGTTGGTGGAGTGAATGTTACCGTTCAGACAGGTCTTGGCGGTGGTGGCGGTAATGACGCTAAACAGTTAGAATCTGGTATCAGGGTTATCATCGCGGAAGAGATTACTCAGTCCTTCCAGCAGGGCGGAACGGCTTACCAGTTCTTGCGAGGTTATAGTTAATAAATGGGGCTTCGGCCCCTAAGGATTTTAAATGGCATTAGATACTTTTACATGGTGTACCCAAATTCAAGGTGGATCAGCAAACTTTACTAACGCGAATAACGTTAGGGTTGTTAGCTTTGGCAATGGCTACGAGCAGCGCGGAACCGGAGGTTACAGGACCAATAAGCGCACCTACAACATGACCTACACCAACACCAGCTGGAAGGAAGTGTTGGACTTCTGCTTTGCTCACATCATCACCCCGTTCGCATGGACAACTCCGCAGGGTGAGCTTAAGCTGTTTGTTGTAGCTCAGGACAGTATCAGCGTCACACCAAACACCAAGGACGTGCAGACTGTATCAATGCAGTTTGTAGAAGTTTTCACATCTATGCAGTAAATAGCACTAATTGCTAAACAGAAATACCAAGGAAGGTTTACAATTAAAAANCTTAANCAAGAGGTGATTGATATGAAAATTAATTTGCTTTGCACAAATGCTGAAGTTGGTGTCTTTGATTTAAATGTTGGTCAAACTTATGTGGCATACTTCAATGATGATTATGGTCATTATGAACTTTCTGATGAAGGTTTTTCTTATGAGTTAAGCGAGGTTAGAGGTGCTCCTTTGACTTTCTACTGTAAATCTTTTAGTGGTGGATTGGTGACATTCATTAAAGTAANCTAAGGCCCTACGGGGTCTTTTNATTGGAGAAATATTATGGCTACGCCATTGAGCACTAAGTTTGAGAATCAATTACAAAGCTTGTTCCCTGGTGAGGTTGTCACGTTGATTGAGGTTGACGGAGGAAAGTTTGGTGCACCAGTTTACCGATTTCATGGGGAGAATATCAGCTATACCCCAGAAGAAATCATGATGGCGCAATCAACAGGCCAGCCACTACCAGCAAAGACAATTACCTTCCGTGGGCAAGAGTACGGAGCAAGGCCTTTCGGTATTCAGGGGATCAATATGACCTCTGATGGCAAGGCAAATAAGGTGACTCTAGTCGTATCCAACGTAGACCAGAATATATCTGCGCTTATCCGCACTTACAATGGACTTGTTCAGGCCAAAGTTACTATCTGGATCACCCTCCGCGAGAATATTAACGAAGATGGCACCATTGCTGATGGGGATTACCGCAAGCTGGTTTACTTCATTGAGCGACCTAAGCAGGTTGATTACAATACAGCCTCATTTGAACTAACTAGCCCAATGGATATGGATGGTATTTACATTCCAGCGCGACTTGTTCAGTCTGTTTGTTATTGGGCACAGCGAGGGCTTTACCGATCAGGTAATGGATGTAACTACATGGGTACTCGATATTTCGATAAGGACAACGCGCCTGTGACTGACCCATCGCAAGACTTCTGTGCCGGAACGGTTCGTGCGTGCAAGCTAAGGTTCGGAGAAANTAATCAGTTAGACTTTGGTGGTTGCGCTGCTGCAAGCCTGCAAGCTAAAGCCAACCAAAACTAAGGAGAGGTAATGTTAACGCCTAAAGTTAAGATCGAAATATTTCGCCACGCCAACGAGGTTTACCCGCAAGAATCTTGCGGGGTTGTAACTCAGAAGGGGATGGCGCAGAAGTATCACAGGATTACCAACGTATCCAAAACACCAGAGCAATCATTCATTCTCGACCCAATGGAATTCATGGAGATTTCGGACAATGAAAGCGTTGTTTATGTTGTACATTCACATACTGGTGATGGCGCTACTACTAGGCCAAGCGCAGCTGATATTTGCAGCTGCAATGAGTGCGATCTGCCTTATGTTATTGTTTCTATACCTGAAGGGGACTTGCGGATTATTCAGCCAGAAAAGATGCCGCTTGCTGGTCGCCCATGGGGTCTTGGCAGCTTCGACTGCTGGGGTTTGGTTATGGAATTTCACAAGCTACACGGTGTTAAGCTTAACGATTATCGCGTAGATTATCAGTGGTGGACCAATGAATACCCTGACAATATCTACGATGATAATTGGGAGTTAGAAGGGTTCGAATTAGTCAGAAGCAATGATATTCCAATTGGCTCAATGGTTATGATGCAGATTCAGAGCGAGAAGACCAACCACGCCGCCATATACATTGGTGACAATAAAATCCTACACCATTTATATGGTAAGATGAGTAAGGTTGATTTGTACGGCGATTACTATCGTGAGCGGACTGTACGAATCGTAAGGCATAAAGATTTACCGGAGGATGCTGGTTATGACCCAGAACGTGATTGATGTTAAGTTGGGATTAGGTTTGGGCAGGAGGTTTGGAAAGCTACATAAGCTTTGCGTTAAAACGGTTCCAGAGGCAATGCGGGCGCTGTCTGTAAACATCCCTGAGTTTAAAGATTTCATGCGTAGCCATGTGGGCCAGAACACAAGGTTTGCTGTATTCGTTGACGGTAAGAATGTTAACGAGCACAAGATTAATGACCTTGAGACTGTGCGTGAAATTAGGATTATGCCAATCCCGCAAGGTCGAAAATCTGGCGGCTTATTCCAGACCATCCTTGGAGGTGTACTTTTGGTGGCATCATACTTCTTTCCTGTTCTTTTGCCAGTGGCTGTAGGCCTCCTTGCTGGTGGAGTGGCTCAGTTATTGGCGCCACAAGCTACAGGATTGAATGACCAGGCATCACAAACAAGCAACCGAGCATCATACGCATTCGGCTCAGCAGTAAATACAATTGCGGCAGGCAACCCCGTTTGCTTACCTTATGGATATCGAACTGTTGGTGGTGCTGTATTTAGTGCAGGCTCGTATGCAGAAGACATTAGTTAAAATCACAACCCGCCTAGTGCGGGTTTTTTATTTAGTGTAGAATGGCACAAATGGTTAAACAAACAACGAGGTTATATGATATGGCCGATTTGCCAAAGATTTATGGAAGCAAGGGTGGTAGCAAGAAGCCGCACACACCTGTAGAGCAAGAAGATAACCTGATTTCACTAAACAAGATTAAGGTGCTACTGGCTGTAGCTGATGGAGAGGTTGATTCTAGTTTCTCGCTCAAGGATGTTTACCTTGCTGACGTTCCGGTGCAAAACCAGGATAACTCATTCAACTATGAAGGTGTTACGGCAGAGTTTAGGTCTGGTACTCAGTCGCAGGATTACATCGCAGGACTAGATGGCGCAGCTTCAGAGATTCAGGTTAGTCGTGAAATCAATAATGACACACCTTATATCATCGCAGTCAACAACAGTCAGCTATCAGCAATTCGAGTCAAGCTGTTCTGGCCTCGACTCGTTAAGCAAGAAGAGAATGGAGATTTAAATGGCACAACATGTGAATATGCAATCGATTTATCAGTTAATGGCTCAGCGTACACTGAGTATATCAGAGGCGTGGCTAACGGTAAAACTACAACAGGTTACGACCGCAGTATCAGGGTTAACTTACCAGCCGAGTTTAGCAGCGCTCTTGTTCGTATTAGGAAGTTAACGCCAGACTCAACAAATAGCACCCTGGTTAACGGGATGCAGATCACAACCTATCAGGAAGTAATCGATGCTAAATTCCGCTACCCTCTTACGGCACTTGTTTACGTGGAGTTCAGTTCTGACCTGTTCCCTAACGGGATCCCAACTATAGCCATTAAGAAAAAGTGGAAACTTATCCGCGTACCGACAAACTACAATCCAGAGACAAGGGCTTATAGCGGCACATGGAATGGAACTTTTAAAATGGCATGGTCTGACAACCCGGCCTGGGTTTTATATGATCTGGTGGTTAGTCAGCGCTACGGATTGGATCAGCGAGAGCTTGGTGTAGAGATTGATAAGTGGGGTCTGTATGAAGCAGCGCAATTCTGCGACCAGATGGTTCCTGATGGTAAGGGTGGAATGGAGCCGCGATATACTTGTAACGTTGTCATTCAGCAGAAAGTGGAAGCGTATCAGCTTATTCGTGACATCTGTTCTATCTTCCGCGGTTTAACCTTCTATGATGGTGAGCAAATCGGGATTGTTGTAGACAGGCCGCGCCAGCCAAGCTATGTGTTCACTAATGATAACGTTGTTGATGGATTGTTTAACAGGACATTCTCTAGCGACAAGAGCCTTTACACGACAGCCAACGTTCAGTTTGATGACGAGCAGAACAACTACCAGCAGGATGTCGAGCCAGTATTCGACTTAGAAGCAACACGCCGATTTGGTTACAACCCTGTAGACTTGACTGCAATTGGCTGCGTAAGGCGAAGCGAGGCTAACCGTCGCGGGCGTTGGTTGCTGAAAACAAACCTTCGCAGTGAAACGGTAACGTTCACAACTGGCCTCGAAGGCATGATTCCTATGATTGGTGATGTAATTGCCGTTAATGACCAGGCTTGGTCAAGCAACTACACATTAAACCTTTCGGGTCGAATTGTTGAAGCTACAGGTTTGCAGGTGTTCGTGCCATTCGCTATTGATGCTGACCCTGGCGACAGGATTTTAATCAACAAGCCAGATGGGAGCCCAGAGTACAGGACTATCGCTTCAGTATCTGCCGATAAGTTGACGCTTGAACTGAATACAGCATTCAGCTTCACACCTCAGCCGGATACGGTATTTGCAATCGACAAGCAGAATCTGGCGTTGCAGCAATACGTTGTGACAGGAATTCAAAAAGCAAACACGGACGGCGAGGATTCATTCCAGTACAGCATCACTGCGGTGCAGTATGACCCGAACAAGTATGACGAGATTGACTATGGTGTGAATATTGACGACAGGCCAACAAGTATCGTTGACCCTGACAGGATTTTACCACCTGAAAATATCACCGTTACTAGTTACAGCAAGGTAGTTCAGGGCTTAAGCGTTGAGACGATGGTTATTGGTTACGACAAGGTGCAGTATGCGAAAACATACAACGTACAGTGGCGCAAGAATAACGGCAACTGGATTAACGTACCTGAGACAGCTAATACCGAGGTTGATATTGAAGGCATTTACGCTGGCATCTACGACGTCAGGGTTCGCGCCGTAACTGACCAGAAATCAGTGTCGGCATGGTCAGATATCACGACAGTTAGCCTGACTGGCAAGATTGGGGAACCTTCGGAGCCGCCTGTAATTACGGCTTCTGATGATGAGGTTTTCGGGATTAGGGTTAAGTGGGGCTTCCCTACTGACTCAGCTGATACCGCTTACACCGAGCTTCAGCAGGTTCCTGATAATGGTGACGGAACATATACACCGGAGAACGCGTCACTGCTTACGCTGGTTCCGTATCCTCAATACGAATATTGGCACACCACTCTACCAGCAGGTAACGTGAGGTGGTACAGGGCCAGGATTATTGACAGGATAGGTAACGTATCTCCGTGGACTGATTTTGTCAGAGGTATGGCATCCGATGATGTAAGTGCGATCATTGGTGACATCAAGGTTGATATCGAAAACTCTGATGGTTACAAGTATCTTCTCCAGAACGCCATTGATGCAAATACTGACATCCAGAATCAGGCCGAAGCTATAATCGAGAACGCCCTGGCAAATGATACTGACGTACGCGTTATGACAAAGGAGAATCTTAACAGGAAGGCGGAATATCGCCAGGCAGTAAGTTTGATTGCTGATGAAACTCAGGCCCGTGTGGACGCTCTCACGCAGCTTAAAGCGCAGATTGATGATGAGATTGTTGGTCAGATTACGACAATTGAAACCGCACTTGCTACGGAGACCGAAGCCAGGGCTACAGCTGATACTCAATTAAGCTCAAGGCTTGGTGATAACGAGGCGGCTTTGAATCAGAAGCTTGACTCTTATGCCACGGTCGAAGGTGTTGGTGTTCAGTACGGCGTTAAGCTCGGCCTGAAGTACAATGGGGTTGAGTACGGCGCTGGAATGAGCATGGAGTTAACTGGTAGTGGTGGAAATGTTCGTAGTCAGTTTATTTTTGATGCTAACAGGTTCGCAATCAGTAACGGCATTAGTTCTGGTTCCGGTCAGTGGTCGCTACCTTTCGTTGTGGAGAATAACCAGGTGTTCATTCAGAGCGCGGTGATTCAGGATGGTTCAATTACTAACGCGAAGATTGGTAACAGGATTCAATCAAACAACTATGTTGCTGGTAGTGCTGGTTGGGCAATTGATAAATCTGGTTTTGCTGAGTTAAGTAACGCTACCGTTCGCGGTAGTTTGTACGCTAACAATGGTAACTTCGCGTTTAACGGAACCAACAATACTGTCGTAATAAACAATAACGGCATAACTGTTAATTTACCAAATGGAGGTAGGGTAGTGGTTGGAGTATGGTAAATGATTAAGCCCCTTTCGGGGCTTTTNCTTTNAGTAGAAGTTGGGAATAAATGGAAGTGCCATTGATATGTTTGTATCAAATGGGAATTGCGCGCCAGTTTGAGTTGAATAGTTACCTATAACAGTGCCTGGGACGGCTCTAACTGAACCTCCAGACATGCAAACACCCTTGTATCGTAAGTTATTATATCCACCAGTGACTCTAGTTGTCGCTCCGCATCTAAGTATTGGGAAGAACCCACCATTCACCGACTGGTAACCATTATTAATCTGCATAAATCCACTTAGAACAAATGGCCTCCTGACGCTAGAGAAAACTATCTGCCCAGCGCTGTTTGATATCGTTAAACCCGGACCAGCTACTGGAGGTGTATTATTGAAAATAACTAACTGAACGTAAGTACTTGCAGCAACATCATCAATCCCATTGTACGTTATATCCCTACACCATATCGTACTACCATCACTTTCAAGTGATACGTTTNGGTTATCCCATTTACCAAANGGAATGCCGCCAACTGGCAATGATGCAGAGCCATTAACCTGGATGCCACCAACCCAAGCAGCAGTCATTAATCTGGAATTACTTGATATCGCTGTAAAGTCAGTCGAGTTCTCAACAAGGACACCGGGGCTTGATTGTGATGATGCTGGTAAAATCTCAAAGCACTGACCGCCAAACTGCAATATGCGACCATTAGCGCCGTTAAAGTTACTTAATGTAATCCTTCNAACCCCATCATTAACCTTCGAGAACCCATTCATGTAATAAACTTCTGGTATAACATCATATGCATCAACATAAACAGCCTGAGTTGGCAGGCAGAATGCTGTTGAGCCAGGAGTCATAGTCAGACCGAAATCCCATGATGATGCTGGTGAGCTTAACCCGCTAGTGTTTATTGAACCAGTCACGGCTGGAACTCTCAAGCCAGCTGTAATTTCCATTGCTGGCCTTCCGTCATTCAAATCTATCAAGATACCTTGAGGCATTATTTCCACTCCTTTGAGCCGTGATCTGCAACTGAGCCGCCGTAGCCTCCACCAACCTTTGACTCAATGCCAGCATAACGAATATCAACCTCTCCAGCTGCAACAATAACACCACCTTTCCACTTAGCTACGCAAACATCACCCGCCTGAGTCGCACACCATCCGTCAGGGCGCGGACCAGAAGAACAACCTACCGTCATGATTGCTGCTGCTGCGATGATTGCTGATTTGATGAAGTTAGTCATTTTGTATTCCTTAGTCAGTATGTTTCGTTTCGATGGAGTAACTATAGCAAAGGCTTCTGCTGTAGTCTTTAGCAAATCGTGCTATTTTATATACGCGTAACCGATGTAACTCGATGTATACAATCTCATCCGCTGAAAATTGTATACGCTTTTTACGCGAAGATACGCATTAGTTACATTTATAAATCCTTATATAATAAGGGTTTAGAGTATTATTATTATTATATATATTACTATGTATATCTTGTAACTACTCTCTATAGCTATGTTGTTGTGTTTTACTAAAATACTATGTTTGATTTCCTGTTAAGGAGAAAATGCATATATATATAGATAGGGTGCAAATTTGGTGGATACATTGGTTACAAGGGTTACATTCAGCATTCATGCGGCGTACAGAGCATCAAAGCGTATTTATGTGAGTTTTACAGCTATATACAAAATAGCACGAATAATCAAAAAAAATGATTCCCGATTAATCACAGGGGAGTAAACAACTNAAGCGGTAATACTTGTGATGNATAAATTGGAACACAATTTACAGGAATGAAAACANATCCATGAGCAAAATCGAAAGTGGAGAGATNACGAATATGAGTAATATCGACGTATTAAGAAATATAAGGGAGATGCTAAATGATGAAGAGGTATCCCCAGATTTGGGGACACCATGCGTAGTTGATGATAATACAAAATTGTATTCTCAAAATGGAGGATGTGGCCTCAAATTTGAGGGCACCTACACTAACGAGCAAAACGGTCAGTCTTACCCATGTTTTAACTTGCCATACCGTGAAACTATGATTTTGATGGTCGGTTATAACAGAAAGGTAGCCGCAAGAATTATTGACCGCTGGCTTCATCTTGAGCGGGAGAATAAATTACTAAAAGACCACATGAAGAAGATGGTTTCACTTGACGAGGTCAAAGTTTACAAGATCGAGGCTGCGTCAGCAAAAGCCGCGCAGCACAGAGCTGAGGATAACTATTACGCGATTGAGAAGTTCATGTTTAAGAGCATGGATAAGTGTGGAAATCCTGCGGAACTTGATGAGCAATACTTCGATGTTAAGTTCGAGTCAAATCGTTACCATGACTCTCAAGAGGTGGTTTACAAATATCAGGCTCAGCTTGAGGTTGCCTGCGAAAAGTTAAAGGCTAAAGATGAGCTTATTGCTAATCTAGTTGATAAGAATAGCGAGATTCTTAAGTTGAAATAATAGGCAAAACCAATTGGATAAAATTAGCCACGGATGGCATAGTTAAACCACACAAACAAAGAGAGATATAGAAATGGCATACTTCATTATTCAAGAGCGAAACAATCCTATTTTCGGCACATGTTACTACTGTGTAGATGGCTCAGGTTACACAAGCAATAAATCAGAGGCGGCAAGATTTGATACAAAGCAGGAAGCTATTGAATACGCCCACGTGACAGATGAGGAGCTTGGTTCAGTAATGAAGATTATTAAGGTGAAGGAATAAATTATGAGCTTCAAGGTTTACACTAGCGACGAGTTAACCAACGAAGCCTACCACAAGGAGTCAGACCATGTGTCTGGCTCTGGTCTGGCTCACATCTTCTCAACTTGCCCCGCTGCTTATAAGTTTGCAGAGCATGATGATAGCAATAAGGCTTTAAAGTTCGGTACATTAGCCCACACGGTTATTCTTGAAAACTCTGTATTCGATGCGACTTACTATCGCCAGCCAGCGCAAGAAGAGTTTGATGATCTGATTACTAGCAAGACTGCTTTGGCAACTCGGTTGAAGTCGATGGGTATTGCTGGAACATCTGGTAAGGATTATCCAGAATTAATGGAGATTCTGGCGCTGAGCGGTGAATCACTTAACGTATGGTGGGATATTCAGCGCTCTAACGAGGTTAAAGCGAACGGTCGCGAGATTGTATCAGCTAAAGACTTTGACACAGTACATGCGATGCGAGAGGTGCTGTGTGGCATTCCTGCATACAATGCGATAGTGAACAGTAAAACCGCTCAGCGAGAGTTATCAATCTTCGGTGAGATTAACGAGTGCGGCGTTAAGGTTCGTCTTGACCATGTCGATGTCGTTGATGATGTAGTTTATATCCGTGACTACAAGACGACTAGCGACGCATCTCCATCTGGATTTGGGAGATTGGCCTTCAAGCATGGTTACTTGCTAAAAATGGCGCTTCAGCATGATTTGTTTGTTCGCGCCTTTAATGAGAAGCGTCGAGTTGTTGTTCAGCTTCTTTGCCAGGAAANGAAAAGCCCATTCCTTCCAATGTGCTACACGATAACAAAAGAGCACTTAAAGGTTGGTAGATTGCAATACATGAGCGCCCTATCCACATACAAGCAATGCAAGAAACTTGATATTTGGCCTGGTTACGGATTTGGCGAAACAGAGATGGAACTGCAAGTTCCTGAGTATGAGATGAAGAAGTACGAAGATAGCACGAATAGCTAAAACGGTATTAAATTGATGGGGTATAGTTACCTCATCGACAACAAAGAGAGATAGAAATGAAGACTTCAGAGAGTAACAAAACAGTTTTACAGGCACTATTTAAAGCTCGCACAGGATTTGCGAAGGCGGCAAGAGACAAGCAGAACAGTCACCTAAAGAATAGATACGCAACACTTGATTCCATGCTGGAGGCTGTAATCCCAGCACTTGATGATAACGACTTAATGATTATGCAGAGCATGTTAGAAACATCAACTACTGACAATCTTAACGTAGAGACGACTCTCTATCACGTTTCTGGCGAGTGGGTTAGCTTCTTCATGATTATGCCAATAGTTAAGAAAGACCCGCAAGGAGTAGGATCTGCATTTACATACGCTCGGCGTTACTCACTAGCGGCGGCTTTGGGAATTAGTCAGTCTGACGATGATGCGCAGATGGCAGTTAAGAGCGTCAAGGACTGGAAGCGCGATATTGAGAAGGCAGAAACTCGAGAAGAGCTTATCGAAATCTACAAATCATGCAAATCACAAGCTGACACGGCAACGTGGGGTATAGTAGAGAAAGCGATAATAGATAAACAAGCAGAGATCAAAATGGCTTCCGCAAGTGGCTTCAACCCAGCTAAGCCAAAGGAAGTCGCTAAAAAAGTTGCAAACGCAACGAATGAAGTAGTAAAATAAAAATAAATAAAGCTGTTCCAAAATAAAAGGGGCCTAAAACCCTAAATAAAACAAAATATGATATGAATTGGGACATATTCTCTGATATNNNGATTGGTAAGGCGGCGTGGAANTATAGAGAAGAAATACGGCAAGAGTAAATNGGAAGATATAAAGGATAAAAAGGAGGAAAGATTAGAAATGAAGAGATGGAGAGCGTAAGCATAGGAATTATCGAGCTACCTNCTTTGCTAGCGAGGCGCAAATTAGCTGGTATGACGAAGCATTTCAGGAAGGAAAAGTTATCTCTGTGAGCGGCGATTCATTAGCGGTTAATGAGCGCGAACATAATGGCAAGACATATATTACGCTTGAGTTGCAGAATCCTCGATTGATGTTTAGTCAGCGAGGAGGTGAATCAGAACAGCAGCAGCAGCGACAACAAGCTCAACAGCAACAGAGACAGCAGCCGCAGCAACAAAGCCGATTTAGTGATGAAGATGATATTCCGTTTNAATGCAAAAGATAAAGCCCCTTTCGGGGCTTTTTNATTGTGACGTTACATCACCATTCAAACTCAAAANTACTGATTGTTTNGTCAAATCAACACCACCTTTAAGCGAATAGTATCTTGAAGCGCAATAATCAGACTCATCTGAATAGCTGCCAACGTAAACACCAAAGCCATATCCAGAGCAAGCTACATCACCAGCGCCTTGACCTGAATACATGGTTACATAGTTACCAGCTGTTGTTAGTATAGGTCTGACATCAATATCTATATACTGAGAATCAAATGACCTTCTAACTCTAAATCCAGTATTCAGGTTTAAGATGCTCCACCAAACCTTACCAGATACATCAAAACCAAGAGCAATATTGTAAGTACCACCATTGACCATTCTTGATGAGACTGGCAACACACCTGATAAAACTCTTGTTTCACCTGATGCTGATATTAACAATGAGACACTGTGTTCTCCTGATGCCATCACGTTATACTGCAAGTAAAGAGCATTACTATTAACTCCAAAACCAGTCCCTATAGCTATAAGGTTAAAGTCTTCAGCAACAGTTATGGTCGGCGATATATTGCATGTAGCGGTGAAACCTAGTGACGGGTCAAATCCAGTGCATATAATCTTATCTTTATTTGCCTGTGAAAGCCTTAGCCAATATTGCTGCCCAACTGATGATGCCGCTGCGGCGAATACTGGTGTATTAGAGACCCCATCAAAAGCTGAAGTGTCGTTTGCTGGCTTAATTCTTGTCTTCCTTTTGTCTATCAGTCCGTTTATCTTCAGGTTTCCTGAATACTCAGCAACATAGTTAGTGTCCCCTGAGAAATTTGGGCCAAAGTAACCAGATTCAACAACCCCATCGATCACAACATCAGATCTTGAGTCAAGGAATCTGAAGTTGCCAGCGGAAGTTGGCCTTCCATCGCCATTGTTAGATACATAGTTAAGCCCAACAAAACCATAGATTCTTACAGAGCTATTTGAAAACGAAACGTTATAATCTCTGTAGTTTGAGTTTATGCTGTTCCTGTTACTATTTAATCCATTAAATACCACATTTCTAGAGTTTACAATTCTAACACCGTCACCACCGCAATCCTGCGCCTCTATAGCTGACATGGTGATGTTTTGGCAGTTATCAATCAGGATGCCATAAGCATCATCAAGCTCATTATAAGCCGACCAACCCGACCAAATAAACTTACCGCCAACAATCCTACAGTTTCCGGCATTCCTAAGTATTAGACAATTTCTTCCACAGGTGTTTACCTGTATGTTATTCCATGTGAAGTCTGTTGTTTCGTTAATCAATCCGCCTTTTTTNATGTGCTGAATAAGAACATCATCAAGAACAGGAGAGTAGTTACCAGCAGCAACGAAAATTCCGTAAACATCAAACCCAGCAATGTGAGTGTTTCTTATCGTTAAGTCCCTCCTAGGGTCAGCACCAGTGTTGAATGGGTAATTGGTTGATAACCCAGTCGGCGTAGGGATGTAAATCCCAGCAGTACCATCAGTAAACGCCGTGTCTTGCTGGGCTCCAGTGCCGTAAAGAGCAATACCTTCAATATGAATGAGCGAGCAAGAATCAGAAACCTCAATTAAAGAGCCAATTGATGAACTAAGCTGAGTTATTCTTGACTTGTGCTTGCCAAAACCAATTATAGAGCAAGATTTATTTCTCATTACCAGGTTTGATGCCATGTAGTCGCTATCAAGCTTTAATGCCAGCCCGGAGTCTAGGATTTGCTGTATCTGTGTCGTTGAGTCTGATGTCGATGACTTAATGGCCCCAAGTTCGCAAGGCGACAGCTCCCCGCTACAGATTCTTTCCCAGTAATAACCTGTACTTGATTCAAAAACCAATCCTGAAGATAATCCATATGATAAAGATGACTCCGGCTTACAAACAAAGAACCCACCACCATAACCAAGACCACCAATGTAAGAATCACAATAGACAACCTCTAAGTCATAAATTCTGGCAGAGTTTGTCATTGCTGATACTGATTCAAACCTTCTTGTGTAATCCTGTTGAATCCAAAAACCAACTCCAATACCACCTGTAGACTGTGGTGATGAGTTTTGTGGTATGGATTTTGGAACGCTACCAGACCAGTAATAAACCGAAACATGATTGTCATTAANGTAAATTGCAGGCTGAGTTCTTGAGTTTATTTCTCCACCATTTGAGAAATCAACTACAAGAGCAGATGACACAGAAGCCGCAGCAGAGCTTGCTATTGTAGCTGAAGAGGAAGCCGAGTTAGCGCTACTTTCAGCTAACTGCCTATCAGAAGATACCTGATCTTTGTCAGAAGAAACTTGAGCAGCATCAACAGCAACTTGCTGAGATTGCATGTTGACATTATTTACGCTTTGCTGGAAAGAATCAGAATCAAATTGATTAAAAGCATCAACTGCCGCTGCAACCTCTGTTTCACGGGACTGATAATAACGAAGTGTCTCAGCAACGTCCTGAGCAAGACCTTGGACAGTAATTCCGTCATGAGCAAGGATTGAGTACTGAGTCCCAGCTGGCGCAGTAAAACCTTTATCATTGAATACACGAATCTCTGTATCGCTTAAAATCTCAGCGATAGTAACAATGCTTGTCGGGGTGGTGTTAAAAATCATTGTTGCGCCAACTCGGATTAGCGTTAGTGGTTGCCTCCACGTGGTGCCAACACCAGTTACAGTTCCGTCAGCTGCAAGCGATGCAGTTCCAGCGTCATAAATTGCCATGTTATTTCTCCTATTTGATAGATGAAACCTATTGTATCAGATTAAATGCAATAAAAANCCCTCCGAAGAGGGTGATTGCTATGAATGCTTATCTATCAGATCTTGCGGGTTATATAACCTTCTTTCAAGCCCCATCTTGAAATTGCCACCTTTAGGTATTACGACTTTTAGACCTCTATCATCAGCAACATAAAGCGACTCCTTTTCATCAGCTAAGCAAGCTATCCTGCACTCTTTATTCCTGAGTTCATAAGCAACCATTTCTAAGTTGTGGTGAGTTAGGCAGTCGTAAGTTGNCCTTTTTGTGCATGCCGATACATGTAGTGCGTTAATCCAGCCAACAGTGAGGTAGATAGCGCCATCACTACATTTACTTACCGGAACAACCGAGCCGCGAGTGTAGTCTTTTGCGAGATATGACTCATTACCCTCTTCATCTATAAACTTTACGTTACAAGGCTCATCTGATAAACCATCCTCGTAAACCATAAAGCATTGCTCGGCTATAATTTCTTCTCCAGACCCCTTTATTCCTATTTTGTATTCCCGTTCAGTAATAATTGCTTCAAATCTCGTAAGCTGTGTCATTTCTACAGACTTGGTGCGAGAGATTACCTTCTCGATTGATTCAATGGATGCCTGAGCGCCAAAGTTATATCTCTGAACTCGGCTCGCTGCTTTGTTTGCCTTCACTATGATTTCGACGGGAGTCAAATTAAGCCAGTCGCCAAGTAAATTTATAGCTTCCACAAATCTAAGGCCGGAACATTTCATAACCCAGCCTATTCCTGAGTCACTGCCGCACTTAGAGCAAACTGCGGCCCCATTACCTTTTTCGCTTCCTATTTCGTCTGTAAACCTGAATCTGTCAGTACCAAAGCAATAAGGGCACGGCCCGTGCTTCTTGCTAAGGTGTCTATCATTCCAACCAAGCTCCTTTGCATAAAATGATTTCCACAATCCAGCCATTTTAGGTATTACTTCATTCTTGTCGTAATTCATTTTNATTTAATCCAATAAAAAGGTTGTACCGATTATGGCACAACCTTAATTTTTACTCTTTAGCTTTTCGTGCTTCTTCTCTTTCTTTCTTAACCTTTCGCCATGATTTACGCTGCGGCTTGGTTGCTAACTCAGCTTCTGTAACAACTCGAAGCATCTGACGCTTCTTGCATCGCAGTGTTAGAGGCTTGCCGTTACCGTCGAACTGTAAATCAGGTCGGCAGAATGTAGCCCTGAACCCCTCGCCAGTTCGCTTATATCGATTATGCGCAAGCTGTGCGCCGCGAGCTGAAATCATTCCCCGCTTACACCATTCTTCTACAGCCTGGCGCGTAACCTTTAGCTGCTTAGCTAGATTGGCCTTGCTGCCGTAGAAGTCCAATACAATCTCAAGGCGCGCCCTTAATCCCGCTCTCACTTCATCCTTTAGTACATAGTAACCTGATGGACGCTTACGCGGCTTCTTGTCTTCTGTGCGAATTGTTCCGTTGTTACCATTAAGAGTACGCTTGTCAATTGAATCCATTTTCTCACCTCAATAGCACTTTTTGTTAAACATTGGTTTATATGGCTGTTATTATATCGTCAATCGAACGAACATTAAAGGCATTTGATATTATGGAAAACCGATTGAAAACAATACAAAAACAGATTGAAGAATTGGGCGAAGATAAGATTAAAGAGATTCAAACTAAATTCACCTCTTCTAACTGTATGGTTCCGTATAGCTATCAGTGTGTTATGTACAATGAGATTGCAAAGCGCATTAGTCGCTATGAGCATCCATTTATCGCAATGGCTTCAGTTTCTGCTGGTAAGACTCTGGTTTTTGGTATGGTTGCTAAGCGTTGCTCTGAGCTTGGCTTGCCTATGCTTGTTCTTGCTCGTCAGGCAGAGCTGGTTAGCCAGAATGCTTCTGAGATTTCTGATTACGGGGTTCCTAACTCCATTTATTGCTCTGGGCTTGGAATAAANTCATCTTATTTCCCTGTGGTGGTTGGCTCTGAGGGCACAGTAGTTGGCGGGCTTAAGAAGTCACTTGGCGATTTCTGTCCTGCGGTAGTTGCTATTGATGAGTGTCACCATATTGATGACCAGGACATAGCGGAGGCAATTGATAACAATGAGACTGCGCAACAGGCATCAGATAAGGGGCGTAGCCAGTATACGGTCATCATCCTGACTTTAATGGAGCGCTGCCGTGCTAAGTATGGCAAGAATCTTCGTATCTTTGGACTGACTGGTTCTCCTTTCCGTGGAACTACGCCAATAGTTGTTGAAANCAAAANGGAGTTGGGATTTTGGCGTGAGACGGTCACAAATATCGATACAAACTACCTGGTAGAGTTCGGTTCCGTGGTTCCGACAAACTTTGGTGCTACTGATGGCGTTGGTTACGACCTGTCAGAGTTTGATGCATCATCTGAAGATGGTGTTCAGGATTACACTAAAGCCCAGCTTGAAGCCATGGATAAAAAGATTCAGGCATCTGGAACAATGACAGCGGAGATAATGAAGAAAGTATGGCTTGCCGCGAAAGACAGGAATGGAGTTCTGGTAACATGCGCAGGTGAGCGCCATTGCCACGAAGCCGCAAGTTACCTTCCTGAAGGTGAAAAGTTCTGCATTATAACTGGAAAGACTGGCGAGAAGCAGCGCAAGGAGTTGCTTGATAAGTGCTTTAGCGGGGAGATTAAATATTGCTTTCAGGTTCAGGCGCTAACCACTGGCGTAAATGTGCCTACATGGGATACAAGCGTTATTCTGCGTAAGATCGGTAGCCTTACGCTCCTGGTTCAGCTACTTGGTCGAGGAATGCGTAAGCTTAAGAAGCTCCATGAAGATAAAGGAATGGTAAAGAATGACCATTTGGTACTGGACTTCGCAGGAACGATGGACTCTATGGCATCATTGTACTTCAATCCAATTCTTGAGCAGGCTCAATATCAGCTACGAAAGAGTAATGGCAAGGAGACTAAGCAGTGTCCAGTATGCGGAACAGAGAACAGCTTCTTTGCTCGACGTTGCATGCATATTGATGAGAATAATAATCGCTGCGAATATTTCTGGGTTAGTCGCACATGTGAAGACCAGAAAGACCCACGAACCGGAAAGGTTATCGTTAAAGGCTGTGGAGTTCAGAATGACGTTGCAGCTAAGATTTGTAGGGGTTGCGATTGCACTTTGCTTGATCCAAATCTCAACTTAAGCGGCAAACATTACCGCAAGAACGACTGGTTTGATGTTGTTGACTTTAAGGTTGGGCTAACAAAGAACCAATCAGGAATCATCTACAACTACATCCTTGATGATGGCATGGGTGGGACATTCAAAGCTCATGAGGTTTTCTTTGTAGAGTCTGGCCATCGAGTATGTAAAACGCTCTGGTTGAACAATGGAATTAAAGGTCACGTAGTCGACATGAACGCTAAGCGATATATGGCTGCATATCGCAATGCTCGCAAGATTATGGAGTATGCGCAGTACATCCATGCCCCTAAGAGGGTAACTCACCGCAAGACCGCTAAAGGTGGCGATAATATTGCTAATAAGGAGTTCTAATGGTTAAGGTTTTTCACGACAAAACAAGCACGGACAAGGCTAAAGAGGTTGTTCACCAAATAAATTCAATAGCTTGGGTTCGCCACAACCATCCAGAGATATTTGCTTTTCACGTGAAGAATGAAGGTCTCAAGTCTATCGGCACAGCAATGAAGGACAAGCAGGAGGGAGTAATTAAGGGTGTATCAGATATTCTACTGATTGGACCAAATGGCTTTGCCGCAATAGAGCTTAAGCGAGCAATAAAATCAGATAGCAAGGTTTCAAAGGAGCAAAAGGAGTTCCTGGAAAAGGTATCAGAAACAGGAGGTTACGCAGCAATCTGTTATGGGTTTGAAATGTTTAAGTTGGCAATTACAGATTATCTATCAAATAGCACGAATTGCTAAAGAGATTTCGCAAGGATGCGATATAGTTACTTCATCGAAACGAAGAGAGAGAAACAAAATGACTACTATCTACACTGAAAAGCTGTACAAGTCACGCAAAACTGGTTATGAATATGAATTAGCAATCACCCCTGAGGGTTATATTCTTGATGATGGAGACGGTTACTCATTCGAAGTTAGCCCAACATACAAAGATGATTTAGAGACTGTTAAAAACGCATTCGGCGAAAAATTTGATGAGGTGTCAGAATAATGAAATTAACCTTTGATAAGCAATGGGAACTCTTTCAGGCAATGGTGGCGCAGGAGTTGAGTAAAGCTGGATATAAAAATGATGTTTGGGATTTAGCTTGGTGTCTTGATTATAGTTTCGAAGAGGATTATCTGAACACTGATATCGAAACATGGCGCGACCGAATGATTGCTGATATCGAAGAAATGAAGAAAGATTGCCCGGAGGATTTTTCATGATTACTGCGACTTGCGTAATGACGAACGGCTCATTCACCCTGCTCAATGAGTATGAATTCAAACTTGACCCGATTAATGACCAGGTTGAAATAGTTAGCGATGACGGATTTGCATGGAAGTTACATAATGAATTTGATGGGTACTACGGGTGTAATGATGCGAAAGGTAAGCATGTAAGTTTTCTTGTTTATGAGTAAATAGCACTTTTNGTTAAAACTAAANTACAAGGATGGATTATATTAATTACATCAGCAAATGAGAGGGTTAAGAGATGAAAATTATAGACAAAGAGATGTTCGAGATTGCGCAGTCTTTCGCAAATGACGCAGTTAAGACTGGATCTGAATATTGCTGGATTTGCGCTCGAGAAGCTTTAAAAATGGCTTACGGCCTATGATAGTTGAAACCGGACGCGCCGCTGTATGGGCGCATTGTGGAGAGGCGGGATTGCAGGATGACATCAAGATGATAGGTAAATACTTTGATATTGATGACATATCTGTAGTTTTCAATGGGAAGTTTAGTTATATGAACCAGCGGCCACGCAAGTATGTAAGAGTTCCAGCAACGCCTAGCCTCGCAATGTATCGTGAGGAAGGTAAGAAGATATTTAAGAAAGGTGCGAAGAAATGAATTTACCTGGTCTGGATTTTGATGAGAGTAAGTATCAGGTTGTGTTTTTTGGTGAGAAGCCTTATCGGAAGATTCCTTTCTCTGAGTGGATTCCTCCGGACTACCTCGATGTACTGGTGCAAATTGAGATTGGTAAGGCTGAGTTGATGTACTACTCACCTGGCTGCAATATGATGATGCCTAGTGAGTATTCTCCAGCAATTGCTGCGCTTGAAACTGAGTTTCTTGATTACTGGCTAAAAGANGTTAAATAGCACTTTTNGTTAAAACACATCGCCATGGATGGCGTATAGTGTGTTCATCGAAACGAGAGACGATTCAGATGAAAACATTACTACCGTTGATGGCTATGCCATTAACCTTTATAATCATGTACTTCATAATCTGCTAACAGGAAATTAAATAATGTCTATAGCTAAAATCACCAACGAAGAGTTAAAGCAAGAACTGGCTAACGGTATGACTAACAAGGCAATCGCAGAGAAGTACGGTATGAATATTCGTAACGTAGAGCTGCGTCGCAGCAAGTTGGCTAAGGCTGGGGATGGTCACGGTCGCGATGTGAGTAACCTAATTCCTCAGGGCTACATGGTTAAAGGTGTATCTAGCCTTGTTGATAATGATGGCAATGTGAAGTTGCAATGGGTTAAGTCCTCTATTGATGCAGAGAAGCTTGAGGAGATGATGAATCAAGCGCGAGAGGCATTCTCTAGCGAGCTACCAAANGAAAAAGCAGTTAAATCTGAAGGTCTGAATTTTGATGAAGATACTTTAGCTATGTATCCAGTATTTGACCTTCACATTGGCGCAATGGCCCACAAGCATGAGTGCGGAGAAAACTACGACACAGCAACGGCAGAGAAAGTAATGAACGATTATTTTGACTACGCCGTACAGAAATCTCCAAATTCAAAGAATGCTGTACTAGTGCTAGGAGGTGATCTGCTTCATTATGATTCTTTGGAAGCCAAAACTCCAGCCAGTGGTCACATCCTGGACAGTGACAGTCGCTACGCCAAGATTGTTTATGTTTGCATTCGAGCGGTTCGCCGCGCAATTCGAAACATGCTTAGCAAACATGAAAACGTAGAGGTTAAAGTTATATCTGGTAATCATGATGAAAGTGGTATGGTTTGGTTGCGGGCTGCGCTTGCTGCATTTTATGAGGAAGAGCCACGCGTTAGTATTGATGTTAGTCCCGCGGCAATGATGGTAACTAAGTTTGGTTCTACAATGCTTGGTTTCACTCACGGGCATCAAATGCGTAAAGCTGATACTCGCCTTTCGGTTATGGCTACTGACTGGCGACGTGACTTTGGTTTAAGTGATTATGTATACACCCACTCAGGCCACTGGCATTCACAGAAGATTACAGAGACAAATCTTGGTATTGATGAGGTTCATGGTCAGCTTGGTTCACCAGATGCATATAGTGCGAATGGCGGGTGGCGCTCACAAAGGCAGGCTGCGGTAATCATATATCATAAAGAGTTTGGTGAGGTTGGTCGTTTTATCTGTCGCCCAGAAATGTTTAATAANTAGCACAAATAGTCAAGAAACTACCAGAAAAAGCAGATGGTGGCAATTCAAACAAATGAAAAAGCTAGATGAATNNGAATGACTTGCGGAAATATTGAGATGAATTGGTTCAAGAAAGAAATCAAATGGAAAGAAATGTTAAGCATAAAGAGGAAGGTGGGGATGGGGATAACAGGAGTTATTNATTATAGTGAGTGTTTCAACGACGCGGTATTGGCAAGGANGAAAGCTGAATCTGAATACTCATTTCATGAAAATCACGGAAANTAGCACGAATTGCTAAAACACAAATCAAAAGATGGGGTATATTTACTCCATCAAANCAAANCGAGAGGATACAAAGATGGCTAAGTTCACACAATCAGATGCACAGATTGAAGTTAAAGATGTNGGTTTTGGTAAGACATTTCGGATTGCACAGGCTTACGGAACTAGCGAAGAAGATGTAAAGGTTGACACTATTAACCTTACTGCTAAGAATGCACGTGAGATCGCTTATGCAATCCTTGCGGCACTTGGAGAGCGTTAATGTTGCAAACAATTAAAGCTGATATGGTAAAGGTGGGTGATGAGGTTTTGTTCTCAAATTGCCAACGGCAAAAAGTTAAGGCCACAAGCCTTGAGTATTACCCTAGCTGTACGTTCGTAATGATTAAGACCATGGGCGGTAACTGCTTCCCAATTAATGTAAACACACTTATTTGCGTAAACCGTTAAGAGATTATCAAAATGACTAAATTATTCTGCGTTAGCAACAAATCAAAATCACTGCCTTTCACTGTAAACAACCCTTACAGTGGTGAGTACCAGGGGGATGGTAATTACAAGATTTATGGAGATGACATGACTTGGATCTTCACCCCGATTGATGGAGAATTGGTGGAATTCATTATCGCAGACTAACTTATAAGAAACATCAACTTGAAAACAGGCGGCCTTTAAGGCTGCCTTTTTTNCGTTTATGTCAAAGTTTAATATCTGGTATTATTTAATCAAATCAACTTAAAGAGGCCGCAACATGAAGCATTTCTATGACGCAGCCGCCTTATCCGGTAGCGGAGTAGCTATGGGCGGCGGTTTATCTGACAACACAATCATCGGCATTATCGGCTTAGTTATCGCCGTATGCTTTGGNATTTTTGGCGCATGGCTGCGATGGCGTGACAGTAAGGCGCTCCATAAAGCACTTGAGGATGGTGACATTCGAGAGGCAATGAGAATCAGGAGTAAATGATGAGCTTCAAGANTAAGGTCATTGGTTCGGCTGTGGCTGGAGCCATGGCATTAGCTATTCCGTTCCTGAATGAGCATGAAGGAGTTAAGTACAGGCCTTACAGAGATATTGCTGGAGTGTGGACTGTTTGCCAGGGAATCACTGGTCCTGATGTTATTCTCGGTAAAAAGTNCACCCAGAGAGAATGCGATGCACTCCTGATGAAGCACCTTTCAATTCATAGAGCTGCTGTAGATAAAGCGCTGAAGGTTAATGTTCCAGTTAGCACCAGGGCGGCGCTGTACAGTTTTTCATTCAATGTTGGAACCAGTGCAATGCGCAATTCAACTGCTATAAGGCGCATAAATCGTGGTGATATCAGGGGAGGATGCGAGGCGTTATCTATGTGGAATAAAATCAGCGTTGGTGGTAAGAAAGTTGTTAGCAAAGGCCTGGTTAACAGGCGTAACGCGGAGATTAAGCTATGCGTCTCGGAATTGTAGTTCTGGTAATTGCATCACTGACTGGCTGCTCTGCTATGTCAGCCATTTCTGATTTCTTACCAGCAAAGGATGGCGTCGAGGCAACGGCGCAGGTTGGCGAGTCAAACCAGAAAACTGGCGTTGGATTATCCAGCCAGACAGACAAATCTAGCTCAACAGAGAGCGATATGCGCAACTCAACTAACAGAGATGTAGATTCATCAAGCCATAAAAAGACTGCTGCTACGGGTCTCTCAGCTAACACAATAACAGCTGAAAAGATTGAAATTCATAGCACTGAAAACTCTGGGGTTGACTCTTTAGTCTGGGGTATTCTGGCTGGATTAGTTTCAGGTTTGCTAACTTACTTCGCTTTAAGATTCGCAGGAAACAAAAANGGAGCCTAATGGCTCCTTTATTTTACGCGAACAGTTGGTCGTCTGTCATTTCTTTNATGGTCATCATCTCATTGGTGTACTTATCACTCTCACCTCCGAGGCACCTAAAGCTAAAACCGAATGGTCGCTTCGTGCTTCCTTTGCTCCAGTAACTGCCATTAACTCCATCGATGTAACCTTCAGTCATGCATCTTGCCAGAAACTCCTTTGACGCAGATGATGCAAAGTAACGCGCATTAACTCCAGCTGCCTTAGCCATTCTTTCACATTCTTTGTGGCGGTAAATGAATACCGCCAGGTGCTGCCTGTTAAACTTTTCGTAGCTCTCGCAGAACTTGAACACATCAAGGATGAACATTTAATTACCCCAGCAGCCGTGGATTGATATATACCTTGTCACCAATCAGGCAGGTATAGTTTTTATCATCAAGCATCGGGAGTAAGTGGTCTTTAATTTTAGCCATAACACCAGCCTGTGACTCGAAAGGTCGAACCTTACGCGCAGCTTCATAAAGTGAGCGCAAACCCACAACTCCTTTACTGTTCTTGCCTTGCTTGATAAGGATATCAATTAACTTGTTCATCTCAGCGTTATCGCCAGCATGACCAGCTGCGTTAGCAGAAGATAAGTAAGTCTTGCTAAGTTCTTCAAACATCAATAAAGCCTCCTGCATCGTTTCCAGTCCAATCTCCCTGGACTTCTGCGGACTACCGCCATTTGGATTAAACCAGTTACGTATGGTGTGAAGAACGGCAGCAAGGCGAATAACCTGCTTATCCATTTTACCTAGTGCGCCACGGAGCATTGTGTGTGAATACTTGCCGCCATCCGCAAGGTGTGGCTCCATTTCCTGTCGAGCACGGTTAAGGTGCTTCATTGCTGAGTTACTAATAGTCAACTTCACATCTTGCTCACTCATAATTTCATGAACAAGACGGAAGTAATCAGCCTTCAACGCTCCGTCAATCGGCTCATATGTTGACTCGCCATTATCATCGACGAAAACACGCTCACCAAGGAATGACTTTTCACGCACAAGCAAGAAACGTTCGGATACACCAATACCGCGAGCACCAGCATTCATGATTGCGACTATTGTTTCATCCTGCGCAATTACAGAAATACACCCCATAGCAATAAAGCTCATGTTGTTCTCTGCGTTCGCACGCGCGATAGATACGTTACCAGCATCCCAGGCCTTAAGTACCAGTTCGCTGTTTGTTTNCTTTGTTCCATCACCATAGGTCATGCCAAGCAGTGAGTTGACGCTCGTCGCCTCATCCGAGATGACAGCGAAGCTACCCTGACGATGGTTAATGCGTGCCAGACCTTCAGGAGTAGTATCAGATACAGGGAATACGATGTCGCAAAGTTTCTCGAGCTTATCTTCCAGCTCCTCCTTCTCCTCAAACAAACCAGCCATCTCAGAAGGCGACTTCTCCTGCTTCATTTCTTTAGCCAGAGCCGACAGCTTGGCCATAATCTTTTTACGGTCACGCTTACGCAGATCGTTTAGTCGCTCAGTCTCTGCAATCATTGGAGCCAGAGACAGCGAGTTAATGGCGGATTTACCAGTTGATGGAGGCTGGCTGGTCACTACATACAGTGATGTTGGTTGTTGAGTTCCGTGATACTCAACCGTAAAGCGACCTAACATAGCTGCCGAGATGCAACCAAGGAAGTGCATATAAGCAGATGATTCAGGAAACTGAACAGAACGAGCAATGTTGCTTGATAGTTTGCCAACTACATCATAGTCGTTACCAAGCGAGATAACAGGATACTTGTCGCCAGTAGAATCAATCTCAACCGGAGCTTTCCAGAATGATGCGCTCTGGCGATAACCGTTCGCATTAATAGCAACACGTAAAGGAGGTAATCCATCCTGAGCGGCAACAGCCATTACTTGTTCAACAGTCAATTTGTCATCATTAAAATCAAACATTATCATCTCTCTCTAAATGCCCCCGAAGGGGCTTGATTATTTACTTGATACGAACTTCAATCATCTGACCTTTATGAGGAAGATACAGCTTTGCGCGACCTCTAATCATTACGGTGATGATATTCTCCTTAAGGTCAACGTGAAGTACTTTGCGGAACAGTGGCCCCATTTTTACCATCATGCCAGGTTTGATGTTTTCGATAGTAGTCATGATATCCATTTTTTAGCCCTTTTAATGTATTTCGTTTCGATGAAGAGAATATATCAATTTTTGTTGTTAAGGTCTTTAGCAAAAAGTGCCATTAAAGACCAACCAGACATTTGCCAACTACAACAGCGATTGCGCCCATGAAGCCAAAGAANCCAAACTTAATTACTTGTTCCATTACCGCATCAACTGCTTTAGAGATGTTTTTCATTTTGTTCACCTTAGTGTTTGTCTTCTTGATGGAAACAAATATACCCGCCGAAGCGGGTAGTGTCATTAGCAAAAAGTGCTATTAATTAAAACCTTTCGCCAGATGATAGCTTATTACTAGGCATTTTATCTATGAAAGTTTCAAGCAACCATTTTCTAGTAATGAAATCAACCACGCAAAAATAGCCTCTATCTTTGCAGTATCTGTACTTAGTGCCGTGTTGTATAGACTTGCAATAAATTGAATCTTTTGTTATGTAAATTCTTACTGTCTCATTCATTTGTATTGGCTCTCGAATTTATAAGTTCCGCAAACAGTTGTAAATCCAACATCTTCAGAGCGAATCAGCGTCCATGAGTCACCATCTTCATCAAATATTTTACCAGCGTTCTGTCCAAGAGATGCGGTCATTTCTACCTGATAGCGACGACCTTGCTTGAATGACTTTGATACTCCTGATTTATGGTTAACAAATGTGACATAAAGAGTCTTAGTCTTGATGTAACGCCCCCGCTCAGTGAGATTTTGCCATTTACCATGAATCTTGATTTGCTCAATACCATCTTTAACGCGAGCTTTAAACAGATTGTTATCTGAGCTGATCCAGTTTTTAGTGATAGTGGTAGCCATTACTATTTTCCTTTTNGGTTTGTTATTAGTTAGCGTTATGACGTTCGATATAGTCGCGGATTGTTTCGCCTACGCTTTTAGCGGCACCAAAAGTGCCCTTTGCGTGGCGTGAATCGCGGTACGTCTGGAAGAATTTACGAGCGATGTTTGCGAACATTGAACCAGTCACGCGAGCATCACCGAAATTTGTTTCGATAGCGTTGCTAATGCCATCCTTGAACTCATTTTCAGTCATGAACATCTCTGCCATGCCAGCAGTCTCGAAAAGGTTAGCTAATTCATTCATGTTGTTATGGTCTTCGGCTGTAAACAGGTTCATGTTAATCATCTTCGTGATTCTTTAGTTTCGTTTCGATGAGATGAATATACAATAAAAGCCCCGAAGGGCTTTAGCAATTCGTGCTATTNCTTTGCTGCTTTTGCAATTGCCTTCTGGACGATGTTGAAGCTCTCAATCAAATCTTCTTTGAAGTAGTCACCAACAGGCCAACCCTTACCGCTGTACTTGGCTATGGTTTCTAGATCGTAATAGTTCAAGTCAGATGGCTTTAGCATTTACTTAACCTCATCAAAAGTTGCAATACCAGGAATAAACACTCCAACCTTCCAGCCTGTAATGGCAATCCATCCAGAATCGTGCTTGTGTGGTCGCTCAGCGCCATTAATAACCCATTCGTTCGGGATTGCCTTGCCGTTAATGATTAGACGCTCAGCGTCGTATAAAGAGCCTTTTACGAATGGTGTTAGTATTTTCTTGTCGGTACTTGTAATGCAATTGGTGCAGCGAATTTTCATATCTCAATCCTCAAATAAATGGTAAACATTCGACGCAGCCAAGTCCATCGCAGCACAGAAATTCATCTTCTGACTGGAATTGCTTAGCCAAATCAATGTCCAGCTTTCCGCGCAGCACAAGGTTGGTGTAAACTTCGTTAAGTCCAATCAGTGCGCATTCGTGGCGCAACTCGTCTTTATCAATCTTCATAACGCTCTACCTCGAAGTTGTATACCATTACGTTTCTATCATGCTTGTTCTTTATCACCATTGACTCAAGCTCTTCGTATACAGCCACTACATTGTAAACACCACCAGGCTCAAGGCCGTAGAATTCGTACTCTTCATCGTCAAAACCATCCGTTTTACTTAGTGCTGTTATTTTNACCTTCATATCTATCTCCTCGTTGTTGATGAGTTTACTATAGCCTTGCCATCCCCATTTGTCTTTAGCAAAAAGTGCTATTCGTCAGATTTATGGATTGTTGCAGGCATTGCGATGATTAGCATGACTATTACACATAAAGCAATATTTCATCGATTGCAATGATTTTCTGGACTGTTGCGAATTTATCAATGATTGATGGATTGATGGAATGAAGTGAGGGTTGTATCAACTAGTTGGTTGGTTTTAGCTTTCACAAGGAGCTTTCCTTTATGTACGCGTTATGGCTTGTTCAACCGTGTAGAGAAATTGCCATATTTACGCCATCCACGCCAGTTTACGCGCTGGTTACAAANTAAATCCCTTATATAACAACCATTTAGATTTATTATTATTATTATTATTATATATGTTATTCCGTAACCATGATTATCTGAGATATTGGTGATATTTTTTGATATTGCGCGGCGCATAAAGATTTAGATAAAGAGATAGGGATGCAAGCGGGGTGGCGAAAATGGCTTAACATACCATAACGGCAATAACAGCCTTGATACGACTAGCGTCAGCATGTAACAATTTAGCATAACGTGCGATTACCGAGTTGAACGTGTAAATAACGCTTGCGACATTCACCAATCATGGTAAGATGCTCTCACACCAAACGAGAGGAGTAGTAAAATGAGTAATACAATTCGTGAAGCAAACCCGACACTTGGCGACCTGGTGCGGCACCTTGTTAAGATGGCTCTTAATTCAGAGGATGGAAGCGTAACAGTTCCCGTTAAGTTGCTTTACAAGAATCTTTACGGAGAAATTGATAACGACTATGTAGCAGCTGACTTTAGACCTGGCGGCAAATATTCACTTCCAAAGCTTAAGGCTTCCTATGTTTCAAATACAGCCAGCAGAATGCAGGAAGTTAAAGACGCAGATAAGCGCGCAAGGTTCTCTTGTGGAGAGATGGAGTATAATGGTGATGAGCATTATTGCGTAAAAATCACAATGGTCAACGGTGCTGTTAAGAATGGAACCCGAGCTAAGACAAACAGTCAATTAGAGGAGAAAGCGGTAAGCGAGTTTAAAGCTAGGCTACTTAAGCTTTCCCCNAGCGTAGCAGGAATGAGTGGAGATGAACTGAAGGGTGCGGTAGCTATGATTAACGCATATCAGGAAATGATTAAGGAGACTAAATAATGTTTGATTTCAACGAGGATAAGTTAACTGATGACCAGGTGATGGAAGTCGCCAGGCAAGATAACCTGCCGCCACTTCGTGTGGCAATCAGTACTAATGGATACCGCCAATCATTCAATTTCTGGCCCAGCGCCGAAGAGATGCTGTGCGTCAAGTTGAGCTACAAATACGGTGTCGTAGTTAGCAGGATTAGCCGCCATGGCTGGAATGGAGTGGTTGGCATTCGATCTCTATACGAGGCAATNCGAAATGTCCAGCCATTCGTCGGGCGCGAAGGGATTATGCATGACCTGACAATTAACATCATCCCAGAACTACAAGAGNCGGGAATTGTTNGCCTCATTGGCGATAAGATTTATGTTCATCCGGCCCTGGTTGAGATGGATAAGGACGACGTGCAAAACTGGTGCAGTCAGTGCCGATCCGACGTGCCACGCTCAAACTACGTGCCACCGCAAACAACAATCCATGGCTATAATGCCGATGAGGTGGAGAAGGCCATACAGTTCTACCGGAAAGCGAAAGCTCTCCGAAAGGGGAAATTTAAAAAAAATGAACCATCTATCAATTAAAAAAAATAAGTNANNAACCCCCACCACCAAAAAAACCANNAACACANNNANAAATAACAACAAATAACAACCAAAAACCCANNNAAAAACANCAACACAACANCACNAANAANNCNCCACANAANAAAGGACAAATAACANNAGGATGCGAAGANACGNAGNNNNGCNNNNAGTANNCTNCGCAA